TCCAAATCAAAGAGGCTGTCAGCGTACTTGAAACTATTCTGCGCAATAACAATATGCTTAATCTTCGTGCCAATCAAACCTACAAAGACGCCCCAACTCTTCACCGGCACATCGATTACGCCGCGGTTCGCCCGACTCTTACCAATACTTGCATCGCACCAGGACACGCAGATAAGCGCTCCAGGCTTCACATTCTCCAAAGATTTCAACACTTGCTTACTCAACCTTCAATCATCTCCCAACACCTATCACTTCAGCGACGTAAGCCCATACAGATAATCGGCAAGCTGAGGCTTCTCCTTGCCCAAATTAGCCGTTATCTGAAGCGTCTGAGTCTTCGCATCAAGCTGGTACTCAACGTAGTCGATGCGGAAATAATCATCCACATTCTCGTTAGGCAAAACCACATGGACTATATCGCCCGCCCAAAGAGGCGCGGTGCCATAGTCGAGGACGGTGCTGACGATAGTCAAGGACAAAGCGGGGTCTTTATAGTAGGCGAGGAGCGCCTTGGCTCGCAAGTCGCATTCGTGATCGCTGGCTAAATCGGCATCCGTCTCAGTGTACTCCCTCAAGGCGTAAGTATTTTGACTCGCGGAATCTTCCTCGACAGCGCTATAGTGCATTCCGCCGAAGTATAAGCCGTCGATCCAGAAACCCGCCCAAACTGGCGTGTTGCCGTCAGAGCCTATGCTTGATATTTGAACCTTCTTTATATGCGTCCAATCAAAACCTGATTGACCTGCTCCCGGCACCCAGCTAGCAGCGTTCGCTTCTCCAACACCGACTGACGTGGCGCCCCATGCAGTATTACCAGTGAAGTTCTGGGCTTGAACCATCTGTTTGCCGCTGACATCGAACAGCGCGATAGCTCCTCTGCCACTAAGCACTGTTGACAATAAGGTGAAGAACGCCAGTTCAGGGTACAAATTAGCGTTCACTTCATATCCAGCGTTAAAAGTGAATCTAATGGCGCCGTAAGCATTACCGTTAATCCAACATTTTACACTGCTATTTCCAATAGCTTTAACAGTGCTATCCTGCGCCACAGAAACATTGGCTCCGAAAGCAGACCAAACGCCCTGTGGCGGGCTCAGTATTTCAGTCAAAGCATCCTTATCTGCAGGTGTGCTTTTGGTGGCTGCGCCGTACACGGTAATCTTGTTTCTAACGCGGGAAATGTCTTTGCTGTAACTGCTCTGTTCCATGCTTTCGCTCAAATCTATAGAGTTAACTTTGCTGTTTATAGGGAAAAACTCGATTTTGCCGTCAGCCGTCAAGCGGAAATCGTAGCCGATAACGCCCTTTTTGTCAGCGCTCCCAGCAATGTACTTTAAAATCTCAAAAACCTGCGTGTCAGTGTACTGCAAGTCAATGTACGTAGTATCCGTGTCTTTAACGTTGTTAACTAAAGTCGTATAATTATTTAAAAGGTCTTTAACAATGTCTTCGCCTTTCTGGTTCAAGTACTCTTTCGTCACTAACTTGCGGAAAAGCTGCTCGCCCCAGCAGCGCCCAGTCACGTACACATAAAACTCGCCAGACACAGGGTTTTCTTGGCACTCAACGCCTTCAACACGAAGCGAAAGCAAAGGCACAGTAGTCGGATTATTCGGCGCCCTGCAAAGGCCGATGCCGCCTAAACTACCGATAACAATCGGAAGCCAACCGCTGGGGCTATACTTCTTGCCCCAATTCTGCAGCACAACCTCGAAACTGCTGACCTCTTTCGTGCAGCCAAGATGCACCTTCATCGAAACAACGTCTTCTTGCGGAGGATTAACAGATCCGAAAACTAAAGCGCAAACGGGCAATCCGCCGCCGCCGACACGATTGAATACGGCGATAAATTCGTTATTTACGTCATAGTTATCCCATTGCTTGAACGTGTAGCCAGTTTGAGGGTAAGCCGTCAATGAAATACTGTCGCCTTCGTTGAAGTCGGGATAAGCGGGAAAACTTGAAAACTCTTCCTCAGTTTGCTGTGTGTTGTTAACTACAAGAACATGATCGCATTCTGCTGGATTTGCGGCGATAGTTAAGATTGGGGTTCTGGGGAGGACAGTCAAAGACGCCGATGCGGTCTTGCCCGAATAAGCGGCTTGCACGCTGTAGTCGCCGGCAATATTCGAAGTGTAAACATTGCTAGACCATGAGCCGCCGTCGCCGCCGGCAGGGATACTCCAAGTCGCCAAAGCGCTAATGTCCCAACTGTTGCCATGCGCGTCATACGCCGTAGCCGACCCGGTCACAGTGCCCGGAGCCGCGATCGACGTAGGATTCAAAGAAGCCGTTATGTGATCCACCGCGGAAGCGTAAGCCACCGTGAACGAGTTGCTCGTTCCAGTATGGTCGCTGCCATCATCCACGCCAAGAGTGACGCCTGAACCCGCAGCGGTCACCGTGACAGCGCCAGTCCAAACACCATTCGAGAAGCCGCCAGTCGCAGAAGACGGAGTAATAGATCCAGCAGAATACGTCAAAGCAGGAGTGCCACTGTAGCTTGTAACCGTGTCGCCATACGCGTCCTTGGCGGTGATCGTTACGCTGAAAGCTGAACCCGCGGTCTGAGCGCTCACAGGGTTAAACATGAAATGATCCAGATCGCCGGGCGGACCGCCAGCAGAGACGAACGCCTTCACAGTGTGATCGCTCCTCATCTCTATGTCTATTCGATCGCCAAGCACTATCGTCGAGTCAAGTAGCCAGTGGTCAAGAATGCTACCCGGAGCCACTTCAAGAGTAATCCAACCGCCTCTGGAGACACTGTATGTCCCCGCGCTTGCTGGAGAACCTGTAATCCATTCTATGGTTCCCGAACCTTCGGATGGAAGAACCGTTAAATAATAGTATCCGGGTATAGGGGGATTTTCGCCTATTATGATTGGGATTCGAAGCGTGATAGAGCCGACTCCTTCAGAGACATTGATTTCTCCGCCAGCGTAAAATGAAGTTACGGTAGTTGTGTAAGTAGCCACCGCGGTGAAAACTCCGTCACCATAGCCGCTTATCGGGAGAACCACCGTTCCTGAAGAGTCTGTCATCCCGCACGCGATGCGCGTAGGATATTGGGGCAGCTTATAGAGCTCAATGAAAGCTTGAGGAATCGGGTCTCCGTTAATATCTATAACATTCACCGTTGCGCCTTCACTCAAACTTAATCACCTTCTCTGTTTTGGCAATTATTTTTGTCATTCGACACCACGACGCAGCAATCCAGCCGTGCCCCCGCTCTGAATATTACTCATGACTCCGGGCGTCGCGACAGCGGAGGCGTTGAAGTTCGTGACGCTCGCGGTCGCCGCGTTCATGCTGCTCGCGAAAGCCCACATAGCAACTGCAGCAGCAGCAATCACCGCAATACCAACACCCGTTAAGGCAAGGAACGTAGCTTGACTAATGTTCAACGCGCTCTCCGCGGTAACCGCAATCCACGTAGCCGCCGACTTAATATTCAAAGCCACAGTCGAAGCTATACTCGCGCTCGCACCCGCCGTTTCCGTAGCAGTGCCCAAGGCTACGGCAGCCGTATGCCCCGTCGTCAACAAAGTCGAATAACTAATCAAGCGAGCAACCTCACTCACAACCATAATAATCGCCATGGTTGTACGCATCCACTTAGTTGATTGAGCATCAACCAAACCAAAATCACCCGCCAACGTAGTCAAACCCAAGCCTAACCCGCTAACGCTGCTAATACCCCTGGCAACAGTCGAAAGCTTAATCGTAGTAACCTCAGCAGTCGCACCCATAACCTCAAGACTACTCGAACCAGCCTCAACACCATCACCCATAGCTTGAGCTTGAGCACCAGTATCGGCGAACGTAGAACCCATATTACTAACGCTGCCCGTTATCTTGGAAGCCATAGCCCCAGCATCAGAAGCCACCCTGCTAAACTCGCTACTCGCAAGATTCTGAGCAGTAATCGTTATCGATAAATCGTTAAAACTCAACGGAACCCAGCCTCCGCCTTAGCCGCAGCAATAGCCTCAACAATCAAATCTTGAAGTTGCGGAAGATACTTTTGAATCGCAGGCCACAAATACGGACGCGCCGTCATACGTTGAGTGCCAAACTCAACAAAGTAAGCATACGTCGCGTCAGCACCAAAGTTAACAACCCAATTCTGCACAGTCGCGTAAATCGTACTCCTCAGATAACCCGTCTTGACAGGAACAGTGCGCATCGCTTCCGCTTTCACATCAGCAGCCCAACTAGCCAAGTAACGGTAAACCTGATTCTGCAAACCATTATCTAGCTTTTGCATAGCCGCCTGAAACTCACGAATACCCGTAACATCGCAACTAACTTCAATACTCACTCATTTCACGCCTCAACGCTTCGCCTTTTTCATTTCCGCCTCAGTTTGCTTATCAATTTCGCCCATGATAACTAGGAACCGCTGGATTGTTTTTGCTGACTGCCTTCCAAGCTGGGTTGGAGTCCAACCGAATTCTTTGCAGAGTCGGAATTCGGTGATTGCTGCGCTAGGCTTTTGCCGTCTGATGGAGCTGATAAAAAAACAGTTTCTTCCCTAGACACCGCACAAAGCTGATTAACCACGCGCGAAAAAACTTCGCCTAACCCAATCGGGATACCATCATCTTCACTAAGAAGCTTCACCAGCGTTATCGGCTTACTCTCAGGTTGACCATGCAAACTAGCCATAATACTCTCAGCCTGAATAGACAAGAAATCGCTACTAACAACCTGGCCAGACATTGGATGGTACTTCGTGTACTTCTGAATAATCCGGTTACGCTTAGCCCAAGAAATCTCTTTGAAAACGTAGTGTCCTGCATACTCTTCGCCGAAGCGATTGTCAACATCTAAAACTTCAGTCCTCAATCTTTAGCACTCTCCAAAACCTTCAAACGACTCTCAATAGCAGTCTCCAAATCGTCAAAAAAGACACGCTGAAAATCTTCAGGCAACTTAGCTATCCGCCCAGAAAACTTGGATAAAACTTCAGTTCGCAAGCTTCTACACCTCACTATCAGTTATTGATTCGGCAGTGAAAGCAAGCTTCAAAGAAACCAAGTCCTCAGGCTTATGAACGCTATTCACCTTTTCCCATTGACAATCCTTGAAAGTGAAGAATTTACCCGCACTCAAATCAAACTTAAGACTGAAAGCGCCAGCGGCAGCCTCGTAGTATTGATCCTTATTTTCAAAGGTACAAGTTAATTCGCCAGAGAGTTCACGATGACGCGGAACAAGATACTTCAAAATCGTCGGATCGCTTACACGGATAACTCCGACACGCTTCAGATTATTCGCAATCGTAAACTTCCAGTCAGTAACAACCTCAAACGGCGCCAAGTTAGAACCATCCGCACCACCCTTCAATAAGGCAGTATCAGAGAAAGCAACCGCACCACCCAACTCCGACCAAGTCGCACCATCAATTAATGCAGCAGCAGCATTAACATCCTGAGACATAAGATTACACTCAGCCCGAAGAACATCATCAATCGAACAAGACAAAATTGCCTTATCGATGCGAGAACCACTGTAGAGTACATCAACAATATCGGTACCAGCCTCATCAGAATCAGTAACTTCACAAGTCATAGCGAAACAATCAAT